CTGGAGCGGACGAAGTGAACCACAACGAGCCGATAGCGTGGGCGGTCCTGCTCGCGGACGGCGACCGCATCTACGATGTCTACGCCATCGAAGAGGAAGCCAAGGCGATTGACGCGGTTGTGACGGGCAATCACGGCGTCGTCCCGCTGTGCCGCTCGCCCACGCTCACCGAAGCGGAGCAACTCGCAGTTGCATGGGCGGCGAGAGAGGCCGACGAGTGGGACGAGGAAGACACCCCAGAGGTCGCTGCACACGCCGATGCGTTGCGCGGGTTGGCGAAGAGACTATTCTGAGAACGAACAGGATCGCTTGGTTCTCAAGGGCAAAGGAGTAGCGAGATGCCGTGTCCAAAGTGCGGAAGCGCAAAGAGCGAGATGCCGGTGTCTTGGGAGTTGGTAGAGAACTGCTCTGGTGAGGTTTTGCGGCGGTCAAAGAACCGCGTGTTGGTTGCTGGTTGGCGTCGCGTCATCGGGGCAACGGTTGTGCCGGTGTTCGCGCGGAGAGCCAAACGGAAGAACTGAGAACCAGTGTTTCTGTGGGCGTAGAAAGGAAGACATGACATGAGTGATTTGATACCGCCGATGATGCCTGACGATCTGGATGCGCTCATCCAGGCAATGGAGCGAGTGCAGCAACTAGAGGCAGAGGTTGCCAGGCTGCGGCTCACCGACGAGGAGCGGGAGGCGATCTCCAGGGTGTACGATTTGCTGTGCGACCGCTCCCGCGAGCTGCAAAGCGACACGCGGCTTGACGAGGCTCGCCCGCTGATTCAGTGGGCGAAGACACTGCAAGGTCTGTGGGAGCGGCTTTCCGGTTCGGCGGCGATTTCCGGTGCCGGAAAATCGGCCCCAGCAGCGAACACACCGCCCGAGCCGTCTCCTGTATGCGCTGGTTCTCACGTTGCACTGCACCGCGTCGTCCGCGCGTTGCTGGACGGCGTGAACGCCCGATACGCCAAGAATCCTCGCGAGTGGACTTGCCCGCACATGCAGACCTTGGACGACATGACACAATCGGAGCCGCAGCCCACGCTCACCGACGAGGAGCGGGAGGCGATCAGTTATTTCGCTGGTGAGCATTGCCGGCCCGGCGATGACCAAGCCGCGCACATTGCCACGCTGCGGGGGCTGCTGGAGCGGAACGGTGCAGTAGACGGCCGCGAAACGGTGCGTTAGATAAAGAGGCTTGAGACGTGTACTGCCCAATCTGCGACCAGAAGCCGATGAACTGCGACTGCACGCCGGAAGAACGGCGCATGCACTCCGAGATTGAAGACTTGGAGGGGCGGGTTCCGCGTTGGATTCCGATAGACGAGTCGCTGCCCGACGTTGACGATCACGTTTTGATTTTCTGCCCGTTGCTTGAGCCAGAGGAAACAACGTGCGCCGACAGGCAGGCGAACGGGATGTGGGTGTGCGATGGCGGGCAGTTGCTCGGAGCAACCGAGCCGACCCACTGGATGCCGCTCCCGCCGCCGCCCGACTGCACAGAACCTGGCGAAAAGTGACAGTTTGTGGAAACAGGAAAATGACACTCCCACGCGAGCGAACATCCGCCGTCATCCGAGCCAGGGAGTTCCTGCTGCGTCTCTGTTCGCCCTACGGCGGTGGCATCAAGCGCATCCCTCGCGAGGTCAGGCAGGAGGCCCGGCGACTCCTACGCCACTACCCTGGATGGTTCGACCTGGGCCGAGCCGATGCGTTCGACGCCGCGACAGCCAGCCGCGAGGGGCTGGAGTCCGACGCGGAATGGCTGCGGTCGATTAGTGCGACCAAAACGGAAGCTACACCCGACGAGTGTAGTGTGCCGACGCAGTGGACACAGCGACCCTACTACGTCGATCCGCCCGAGGGCTGGCGATGGGGATTCCCGCGCCTCTACGACCCGGCGACCGATGGTGATATGCGAGCCTGGATGGTCGCCAACGGCTACCCGCAAAGGCTGGCCGACCAAGGGCTGGCGTGTACCTTCACCGCCATGACAGAAGATGGCGGGAAGTGACAGTTAATGACGAGCCAATCGTATGCGAAACCATACGGAAAGTGCATCATTTCTGATACGTTTAGGGAACAGTTTTTTTGCGACAAAACATGACACGGCGACCGGCGGGTGGAAAAAGACTGACGGCACTCTAGGTTCTGTATCGCGACTTGACCACGCCGCTACCCTCGCGGCATGGACATCGCCCAGCACTGCCGAACGCTATCGGAGTTCCACGGCGGCACCGACCTCGCCGAGCGGGTGCGATCTGCACTCGACATCCAACGGGAGCAACGGCTCGCTCTGGCCCAGGCGGCAGATGAGATCGAGCGGCTCAACGCCGAGCTCGCGAAACTGCAAGCCCGCGACGCGTCCAGCGTAGGCTAGAAGCATCGGCCCCGCGTCGGGCAAGCCCCGCGCCAACACTGGAGATACCATGAGCGAGATCAAGATCAAGCGTCGCACCCGCAACGTCAGCATCACCCTCGGCACCGCGACCGCTGCCGCCACGACCATCCGCGTCGATGACATGGCGGGTGGGTGCATCTCGGTCGGCACGATGGTCACGGCATCCGCCTCCCTCCAGTGCTGGGGTGCGATCGAAGAGGCTGGCCCGTATCGCCGCATCTTCGGTGCGGACGGTTCCGCCGGTGATGTGACCCTCGCCCCGAGCACGACCGACGGTCGGATTTACTCGCTGCCCGATGCTGTGTTCGCGGTTCCCTACGTGCGTATCGTCAGCGGCACTACGAACTCGACCGGCACTGTCGGCGTGGTCTCGTTCAAGTCGTGAGCCCGTGCCCACTCGCATACCCACCCACAGGCCGCCGCGTCTCCGCTCCGCTTCCCTCCAGGCGGCAGAGCAATCGAGGCCCAACGCGGCAGCCCGTGGGTACTGCGACTCGCGGCACAAGGCGTGGCGGCTCGCGGTGCTGACGCGTGACGCGTGGCAGTGCCAGGACTGCGGGCGGGTGTGTGCCGATCGCCGCGAGGCTCACGCGGATCACGTGAGCCCGCTCGTGCATGGCACCGAGGTCTGCCGCGATGGGCGGTCGAGGTATGACGTTGCCGGCGGTCGCTGCCTGTGCGTGCGATGCCACAGCCGGAAGACGAACAAGGAACTGCACAAAGAGCGGGCAGCCGGTGCGCGAGGGGAGGGCGGGTGATGCCTTCCCGGGCACGTCTGAGGAAAACCAGAAGTTCCTATGGGGAGGGGCGAGCGGGGGTAACGGCTCGGGGGTAGGTCTGCCGCCGCCGCCGCGTTTTCGAGCCGCAAAAAACGGCAGCCACTTTTGAGGTCAGTCATGGGAAGACGCGGGCCGAAACCGATCCCGACCGAACTGAAGATCCTTCGCGGGAATCCCGGCAAACAGAAACTGAACGCCGACGAGCCGCAGCCGCCGTCCGACGGCATCGCGATGCCGCCGCACCTGGGCGAAGTCGCCGCCGCCCGGTGGGGCGAGTTGCTGCCGATGCTCCAGGCGACGCGGGTGATGACGCGGGCCGATGTCGAGGCACTCGCCCGCTACTGCGATACCTGGGAGTGGTGGCTTGCGGTGCGGGTGAAACTCAAGGCGGAAGGCGACACGTACCCGATCCTCAACGACGGCGGCGAGATCAAGTACATCGCACAGCGGCCCGAGGTCTCGATCGCCCACAAGCTCGCCGGGCAGTTGCGGCAACTGGAGAGCGACTTCGGTCTGTCGCCTGCCGCCCGCGCCTCGCTGAAGGTGGAACCGGATGCCAAGGCGGAAAGCGCAATCGACAAGTTCCGAGCCCTCAAGGCTGCCCGCAAGGCGTGAGCCAGAGCGGGTCGCGGGCTACACCTACGATCAAGACGCCGCCGATCTGGTGGTTGGATTCTTGGAGTCGGTGTGCTGCCACACGAAGGACTCCCCGACCGCCAAGGCCGGCGAGCCGATGCGGCTTCTGGAGTGGCACAAGCAGGATGTGATCGAGCCGCTCTACGGGTGGCGAACCGAGGACGGGCTGCGGAGGTATCGGCTCGCCTACATCGAAGTGCCGAAAAAAAATGCCAAGTCAACGCTCCTCTCGTGCCTCTCGATCTGGCACTTGCTGATGGAGGGCGAGGGCGAGCTCGGGTGCATCGCGGCGAAGGATCGCAATCAAGCGGCGATCATCTTTGACGAGACCGCCGCGATGGTGAAGCGGTCGCCCGAACTGGCGGCATCGCTCGAAGTGGTCGATTCGCGGAAGACGATCGTCTGCCAGCAAACCGGCTCCAGCCTGCGAGTGATCTCGCGAGATGCCGGGGCGGCGGAAGGCCCGTCCTACTCGTTCGTCTTCTGCGACGAACTGCACGCGTGGCCCGATCGGCGGCTATTCGAGGCACTCCGCTATTCGGGCCGCTCTAGGCGCGAGCCGCTCCTCGCGACGATCTCAACGGCGGGCGATCGGCGTGACACGATTTGCTGGGAGCAGCACGAGTACGCCGAGTTGACCGCTGCCGATCCGAACTACGATCCCCGCTTCTACGGCAAGATTTTCGGAGCGAGAACTGATGGGAGCGATGACTACTTCGACCCGGCGGTGTGGCGGCGGGTGAATCCCGGCATGGGCGTCACCATGACCGAGGAATCGTTCGCGGCGGATGCCCGTGAGGCGAAGAACAAAGCGACGAAGCTGAACGGCTGGCTCCGCTACTCGCTCGGGGTCTGGACGGAGAGCACGAACCGCTGGCTCGACCCCGAGAAGTGGGCCGCGTGCTCGGGTGGCCCGACCTCGCCATTCGCCGGGCGGAAGTGCATCCTCGGGATGGATCTCTCGAAGAGCACCGACCTCTCCGCGATGGTCGCTCTCTACCCGTGCGAGGGCGACGAGTTCGAGGTCGATGCGATGTTCTGGGCTCCCCGCGATCTCATCATGGAGCGGGAGCGAACCGACCGCCAGCCGTTCCAGCACTGGGTGAACTCGGGGTACATCACGGCGACCGACGGGAACGTGATCGACCACTCGAAGATCCGCGAGTACGTCTTGGAGTACGCGAAGACGCACGAGATCGAGCACATCTACATGGATCTCACCGGGGCGGTGCAGTTGGCGGTGGAACTGCAAGGGGCGGGGCTGAAAGTGGCAGGATGGTCACAAGGCTTCCGAGGCATGAGTTCGGGTACTAAGAGGCTCGAATCGCTCGTGCTTCAGAACCGGATACGCCACGGCGGCAACCCAGTGCTGTCGTGGATGTCGGCGAATGTGACGGTGGAGACGAACTCGTTTGAGGACGTTCGGCCGGTGAAGAAGAAGAGCACGGGTCGCATCGACGGCATCGTGGCTCTGATCTTCGCCCTGGGTGGCTGGGAGTCATCGAAGATCACCAACAAGCCCTCGTTCGAACCCTCCATCCTCATCCTATGATCGCCCCAAACGCTCGCATCTTGTGGCTCCCCGGCGAAGACTCCCGCAACTGGGACTATGAGTCGGGCAGTTGGGCTTCGAGCAACCGCAATCCGAGCGGCGTGAAGGTGGACGCCGAGACGGCACTCCGCTCGACCGTGGTGCTCGCGTGCATCCGCGTGCTTTCGACCAGCGTCGCCGGGCTGCCGTTTCATCTCTACCGCCGGCTCGCGGGTGGCGGGAAGGAAATCGCCCGCGAGCATCCGCTCTATCGGCTCTTGCACACGCAGCCGAACTCGTGGCAGACCTCGTTCGAGTGGCGTGAGCAGATGATGCTGCACTTGCTCTCGCACGGGTTCGCCCTCGATGAGAAGGTCTACACGGGCGGGGCGATCAGCGAGATCGTGCCGTTGCATCCGAGCCGAGTGAAGACCGAGCAGTTGGAGAACAACCGCCTGCGGTACACGTACCGCGAGGCGTCGGGCTCTTCGACGGTCTACACGCAGGATGCGGTGATGTCGGTGCGGGGGATGTCGGATGACGGCGTGAACGGAATGAGCACGATCGAGCTTGCCCGCGACGCGATCGGGCTGGCACGGGCGTGCGAGATCCACGGGGCGACGTTCTTCGGAAATGGTGCCCGGCCCGGCGTGATTCTTTCGACCGATCAGATGCTCTCGCCCGAGGCGGCCGAGAACACGAGGAACCAGTGGGAGCGGGCTCACCGTGGGGCGGATCGCAGCAACCGAACGGCGGTGCTGCAAGGCGGGCTCAAGGTTTCGGAGCTCGGCGGAAACAACCAAGAGAGCCAGTTCCTTGAGGCTCGCCGCTTCCAAGTCGAGGAAGTGTGCCGGCTCTTTGGCGTTCCCCCACACCTCGTAGGCGATTTGACCAGAAGTTCTTTCTCGAATATTGAGCAGCAATCGCTCGACTTCCTGACGAACGGGCTGATGCCGTATCTGCGTCGCATCGAGTCTTCGATCGCTCGCGATCTCTTGGAAGGCGATGACGAATACTTCGCGGAGTTCGACACTCGCGGCGTGTTGCGGGCCGACGCTGCCGGGCGGGGATCGTACTACAACACGCTCTGGAATCTTGGCGTGTTGAGCGTGAATGAGATCCGCTCGCTGGAGAATCTGAACCCGGTCGAAAGCGGCGATGTCAGGTTCGTGCAGTTGAACATGACCACGCTCGACAAGGCGGCGGCAGAGCCCGAAGTGCCTGCGACCGTGGTCGAAGAGATCGTGGTGGACGAGACCGCCCCGGCTGCCGAGCCGGTCGCGGACGCCGCCCCGGTCGAGGCGGAAGAGGGGCCGCAGATCGCCGACGTTTCGCTCAACGGGGCGCAAGTTTCCAGCCTCTTGGAGATCGTCGCCCAGTACAACGCCGGGCTCCTCAACGAACAGGGCGCGAAGGCGATCATCGCCGCTGCGTTCCCCGGCATCCCGGCATCGACAATCGACGCGATCATTGCGGGCACCAGCACCGCCCCGGTCGCGATGCCGGGCGAAGCCCCGGCTCCCGAGCCCCTCGCCGCCTCGCTGCCCACGAGCCGGGCTATGACGATCAGCGTGGACTTCGACCGGACGTTCGCCGCTGACCCGCAGTTGTGGGGCGAGTTCGCCCGGCAGTCTGCCGCCGCCGGCAATCGGGTCGTGATGGTCTCCCGCCGTCCCGACACGCCCGAGAATCAAGACGAGATCGCCCAGACGCTTGGCGACTACCGCGAGGCGTTCGACGCCGTGCTACTTGTGGGCGAGCGGCTGAAGGACGAAGCGGCCCGCGAGGCGGGCATTGCGGTCGATGTCTGGGTGGATGATTCGCCGCAGTTCGTGCGGGGCACCGAGTCGCGTGCCGCCCCCGGCAGTGTCGCGGAGGGCGACTTCGTGTCGTGGGATTCGTCGGGCGGCCGTGCTCGCGGGCGGATCGACCATGTGATGGACTACGGCACGCTCGACATCCCCGGCACCGACTTCACGATCGACGCAACCGAGGACG